GTTCCTGACTTTCCAGATCGGCACCGAAGGTAACGAGGTTGGCCCCGATCTCCGCGCCCTTCTGGCGTTCCTGACTTTGCAGAGTATCGTAGTCCAGCTTCTCTTGCGAGGCGGTCTTGGCCACGTCGATGATGCGGTCCACAGCGTCCTTCTGCTCTTCGTGGGCCTGCTTCTTCTCCTTGACCGCCACCTCGCGCTCGCGAAGCTGGTAGACCGGGTCGGCAGCCGTCTCCTTGTTGATCTTTTCCTGCGCCTGCTTGTCGTGCAGTTCGCGCAGTCGGACACTGGCGTCGGCGATGGCACGGCTCAGCATGCCCTCGACATCCGGCGGTATCTCTTGGCCAACCGGCGGAAGCTGGGTGCCCATCATCTGCTCGATCTCGCCACGGTACTGGTGGGCCAGATGCTCGGCCATGTGCGCCTCCATCGAACCCTGCATCTTGGCGGCGCTCGGCGAAGCCTTCATCATCTCCAGTATCTTGGGATCGGTGATCAGCGACAGGTGGACTTGGATGTGTGCCGTGTGGTCTTGGTCCGGGTAGACCTTGGTCGGCTGGCCGGTCAGCATCGCCATGTTCTCCGACACCGGGTCCAGCCTCGGCGGGTCTTTATCCATGGGCAGGATACGCTCGTCGTTCTTGACGCCGATGGCCTGAAGGCCGGCGCGGTGCAGTTCCTTCATGTTGTAGAGTTCGGGGGCGGTTGCCGCCTGCTGCTGCACCGCCTGCATCTGCATGATGCGCTGCGCCTGCGTCGAGGCGTTGGGGTCAGACACCGGCAGGATGTCCACCGACTTGGGATTAAAATCCTCCCGGCGGTTGAACATGCCCTGATCGTCCCACTCGTACCTCTCGTCCATGTAGTCGGCAATGGTCTTGGCGATCAGCCCGAACTCACGGCGCTGCGATGCGTGCAATCTTGCGTGAACGGCGCTCATCACCTTGAGAGACCGCTCCAGCAGCGCCAGTATGGTTCCCACCGGAGCGTTCTGCGCAGAGGCGTCGAACTCCACGTCGGCAATCGATCCGACCTTGCGGGCCTCATCGACAAGCTGGCCAAGCAGCCCGGCCAGAACGGCGGACGGCTCCTTGTAGGGCATCGGGAAAAGGTTCTGCGCAATGGTGCCAGCCGGGACATCGACATCGCGCCACTCGCCGGGGGCAATCGGGGTGTCGTCGTTCTTGGTCCTCAGCCCTCTGGTCTTCAGGCCGCCGGGCAGATTGGACAGCGTGCCGGCATCGACAAGCTGGCGCAGGATCGATGTCGCCGCCTTGGCCATCGAGCCGATCAGGTGGATCAGGCCGATGCCGTAGAAGCCCAGTCCCGGCATGTACTGGTAGTGGACGAAGTATTGCTCGGTCAGGCGGTCGGCATCGCCCTCGGCCCAGTTGCGGTACACCGACAGCACCTTCTGCGAGGACTTGTCGATGGTGATGATGTAGGGGTCGGCGATGCCGTCCTTGTCCTCGAAAATGCCGGGGAGGTTGTAGACGGTGTGGACCTCGTAGAGGTGGTGGCGCTGGTCCACCTGAGGCGTCGGTTCGACGCCGATGACCTCGTTTTCCTTCTCCTTGCCCTGCGGCGGCGGCGTGTGGTCGGGCTTCGGCAGCTTGACCTTCCGGTAGAAGCCGGCGCGCTGGAGCTTGCGGACCTCGTTCTGCGTCTTCTTGATGATGTGCGTGTAGCGCTCGGAGAACTCCAGATCGGAGCAGCCGTAGTCGATGATGAAATCCTCTGCCGGGACCATGCATGAGGAAGGCCGCTTGCGGATCGGGTCGAACATCACCTTCCGGAAAACCGAACCGGCGAGAGGCAGGCGGAACAGCAGCATCTCCGTCTCGTTGCGGTATTCCTTCATCTTCTCGGTCATCTGGAGGTTCATTTCCTCCTTGATGCGCTTGGCCAAGTTCATCTTCTCGGCGTTGTCGTCGCCGATCACCTTGGTCAGGCACGGCCCCGAGGCCGGGAAAATCTCCATGATGGCGTTCGACTGGAAGCGCACCACCGCCTCCGTCAGCACCGGATGGTAGACGCCGCACGATCCCTTGAACGGCTCGGAGCGCTCGTCGCCCTTGAAGCCCAATAGGTCAAGGCCGTTGACATATGTGTCGATCCAGTCGGCGCGGGTCTGGTCGTCGGCCTCCACCATCTCGATCAGTTCCGAGGCGATGGTCTTGAGATCGCTCTCATCCATATGCTCGGCGAGGTTGGCGCGATGGTCGCCGCCCTGTTCGTCCTGACCGAACTCCTCCATGCCCATGTCCATCTGGTCAGGCGGCGGCATCCCCTCGTCGGGGACCACCTGAACATCGAGCGGCTCGTTGCCGCCGTTCATCAGCGGCATCATGTCCTGCATCGGGATCATGGCTGGTGCGATTGCCATCAGTAATACTCCATCGGTCGCTTGCGCTTGACCTTCTTCTCGTCGGCATCATCGAGATCGGTGCCGATCCAGCCGCCTGTGCGGAAGCGCTGGATCGCCATGGTCACGGTGTCCACGTAGTCGTCGTTCTCGCCCGCCGGGAAGGCGGCGCATTCCTCGATCACTTCCTGCGCCCAGCCCTTGACCTTGGGGGCATAGACCATGCCGGAGGAGAAGACAGCGGTTACCCCGTTGACGCGGCTGATCTTGTCGTTGGGATTGCCGGTGCCGCCCCTGCCGACCACCACTTCCTGAATGGGAAGGTTCATCAGCCGAAGCTCATGGATGAGAGGCTGGCCAGCACCCCGCGCTTCGATCAGGCAGATGTCCGGCTCCCACTCCTCGTAATGGTCCTTGGCCCGCTTCTTCAACTCGGGGAACTCCCACTTCCCCCGGATCGCTTCCAAGAGAATGACCCGGTAGGCAGGCGGGTCGTCCTTGGCCATCGCCTCTTCGTCAATGAAGATGCCCCACGTCGTGCAGGCCGAGTAGTTGTTGCGCGTCTGCGCGGTGAAGGCGGTGTCCCAAGACTGCATGATGATCTCGCACTTGGGCGGCTTCGGCTTGTCCCAGTCCTTCCAGTATTCCCGTTTTATGAGAGCGCCCTCTTCGGACACCGGGTTCTGCTGGTACTGCGCGTTCCACCGCGAGACGGGGATCGAGGCCTTGGTCTTAAGCAGTTCCTCCAGCTTCCAGAACTGCGGCCAGATCGGGTTGCCGGACGGCAGGATGGCGGGGAGTTCGATGATTTCCCACTGGTCGGAGCCTGCGTCGGCCTGCTGCTTCTTGATCAGCGACCCCGTCAAATCACGGAGCGACCACCGCGTTTGGACCACGATGATCGCCCCACCGGGCTGAAGGCGCTGGCGAGGGCCGGTCTCGTACCATTCCATCAGCCGCTGGTAGACCTCGGGGTTGGTCTCGCCCATCACCGCATCCTGCTCGGAGTGCGGATCGTCAATGATCAGGAGGTGCGCGCCCTTCCCCGAAACCGTTCCGCCGGCACCAATGGCGAAATATTCGCCGTTCTTGGAGGTGGCCCAGCGGCCAGCCGCCTTGCTGTCGGCGCTCAGCGAGACCCCCGGAAACAGGTCTTGGTAATCCTTGCGGTCGATCAAATTCCTGACTTTTCGCCCGAAGGACACCGCCAGTTCGGCGGTGTTGGAGGCTTGGATCACCAGCCTGTCGGGATACTGGCCAAGGTAGAATGCCGGGAGGTGGATCGACGCGAACTCGCTCTTGGTGTGGCGAGGCGGCATGTTGATGATGACGCGCTTCTTCTTGCCCTGCACCACCTCATCGAACAGGTCGGCGATGATCTTGTGGTGGGTGCCTTCGATGAAGCCCGGCCACATCGTCTTGACGAAGGGCAGGAAGAAATTGCGGGCGTTCTTCTTCTGGCGGGCGGTGGAGAGTTCGTTCAGCAGCTTGAGGAGATCGTCTTGGCGGTCGGACGGCAGCTTGCTGATTTCGCGGATGTAATCTTCGTATCCGAGCATCCAAACAAAAGGGACCGCCGAAGCGGTCCCAATCTCCAAAAATACCCAACGGCCTAAAGATAGCAGCCGCTTGACGCTATGCCTAGCGCTTACGTCTCCGGCGCGAGGAGCCTTCGTCATCATCCTCGGCAGAGGCCTCGTCCGCCGCCACCGCGACGAACGTAAGCTGCACGACACCGCTCTCCTGCAAGTCGGGGTTGACGACCTTGATCGGATGCTGGCCGAGCGCCACGCCCGCCGTGGGGATCGATGCCATCAGCGTGGAGGCGGCGACGAACGACGTGGTTTGCGCCACGTTGTCCATATAGACGGTGCCGCCATCCACGAAGTTCTGCCCGACGACTTGCACCGACAGGGTGCCCTGATCCGGCTGGGTGGCATCGGGGTTGGTGGTAATCAGGACGGGCGCGGGGCCACTGGGAGCGGCAGCTTCGGTGAAGGTGAAGTCACGCGGATCGGTGGTGACCTCGCCGACCCTGACCGATACCGGCACGGTCACCGCTCCCCAGCCGAGCGACGGCTTGACGACGGTGGTGATCTCGCCAGCCGACACGAACACGATAGGCTCATCGACCCCGGCGAAGACGATGACGCTCTCCGGCGTGAAGCCCGTGCCAAGGCAGCGCAGCGTGAGGTCGGGACTGTTCAGTTCGGCGGTCGCCGGATCGAGCGAGACCAGCGTCGGCGTGGTTTCCCCGATGCCCGGAATGTCGATGCCATCGACCGGCTCCCCGCGCAGCGCCTTGGTGATGTCGGTCCAGAACTCCGGCATCAGCATCATGGTGCGGGCGTTGATGTTGGGTCTGGAATACTTGTTGACGACCTGTGAACAGATCGAGCCGACATCCTCGGGCGGACGTTCGGTGGCGGAGGTCTGTTCGGCGGTGGCGGCGTCCCTTTTCTTCATAGGTTCCTCTCCTAGTTGAGGTTGAGCGCCGGCCCCATGCCGGCGACATTGAGCAGGGCGTAGATGATGATGATTGCGCCGACCACAATCGTCACGATCTTCAGCAGCTTGTTCAAGGGTTCAGGGACGGGGAGGTAATCGGCCATCCACCAGATCAGGCCGATGACAATGCAGACGATGAGGAGGTAGACCAAGGTGTGCATCATGGTGGCGATCTCCAATTCTCGTCCGGTATTTACACCAGAACGGTCTTCGGGGATAGCGGTTCCGTCAGAACCGCACCAGCCAGATGATCAGGACACAGACCAGCACGAAGAACGCCTCGACCAGCCCGCCGACCAGCACGCCGCGCCAGAAGGCCCGCTCGATGGTGTCGATGGGCCTGTGCCACTGCTGAGGGAGGGGGAGGTCGAGGCCGAGATCGTCGGCCCCCTCCCAGTCGTAGGGCTTATGCTCCCGTCCCTGCACCCTTCTTCTCCCTCTGCTTCTTGGCGTTCTCATCCAGCGCCTGCTGGAAGGGATCGACCGCCGCCATGCGCTCCTGCTGCGTGAAGTTGGCATGCACCGACT